ATGACATCGTGATATACAAAGCACAACAATGGAATGGAACATGGGTATTGTATGACCCAGTGAGTGCCGTTGGTGATTTGTCAAACAGTGATTATCCAATCAAAATGGCTGAAAGCCTACGACCATTTTGGCAACCCGTTGCAGGTCTAACACTCAACAATCTCATCAAATTGGACTTTGACCCACGCGATTCTAATGAAAAAGCGAAAGATGAAGATGAAGAAGATGAAGATGAAAAATTGTATGAAGAAGGCTTCACCATCAACAAACCAAAAAAGATGGGTGAAGATTCTATTCTCAAACCAGAACTGACAAAGATGCTAGTGCAAGCACTTACTACAATTGATGACATTCTTGCTAAGGAAAAATCCACATGGACTGGTGCAAGGGGATTAGGGATTGGATTAGGAACTCCCGATAGCGCACCACGAGGACCTACCGAATTGACAAACGAATCCAACACATTGGATTATGATATGCGTCAGCGCGATGAAGATGAGTCAGACAAACCCAAAGAAGTCAAAGCCACAGGCGAAGTGCAACCGAAGGAAGAACCGCTGGAAACCGAAGATGGCGAGCAAGGCACGATTACAGTTGATGATTCTCAAGCAGTGCTGCAAATAAACCCCGAAAACCCAGCCTGATAGTATCAGTTGTATTACAGGTGGTATAATATACCATCACAGAACATCGGCATGTCGTTGAACATGGTTATAGCAGCGGCTCGTCAGCAAAATATCCACCCAAACGGGGCGGTTTTGCTCAAGGCTCAGTCTGTTGATGACCTCATTATTGCTGGATATGCAAGTGTTGAACTCGTGGATAAGCAAGGGGACTTGATTACCACAGGTGCTTTGAATAAAGCATTCAAGAAGTTCATGGCTGACCCATCGTTCACCAATGTGCAGTTGGCACATTCTAACATTCAAGTGGGCAATGTTGTCCCATCATATACAGATTCAAATGGTCGTGTGTGGAAATCCGAAGTGGATGACACAGGGCTGTTTGTTGTTATCAAACTCCGCAACGATATTGAGAAAGCCCGTGAAGTGGCTTCCGAGATTCGTAAAGGCAACCTTCGTGCCTTTTCCATTGGAGGACAGGCTTTCAAGCGTGTCAATAAGTCCGATGGAATGCGAGGGTCATACCGTGAAATCCAAGATATGGAACTTCACGAAGTGACAATATGTGAGAAGGGCATAAACACAGAATCCACATTCAGGATATTGAAGGAGGATAAAACTATGGCAGAAGAACAAGTAGTGGAACAATTGCATAATGTGCTGGAACGCCTATCAAAGCGTCTTGAAGAAGATGGTGAAGATAAGAAACCAGCGTTTTTGGGCAATAAGGACAAAGACAAGAAAGACGATAAGAAAGAAGAGAAAGACGAGAAGATGAACTACTCGGATGATGGTGGCTATGAAAAGGGTCAATCATTTGATGATGTCATCACAATGGACTATCTCAACTGGATGGAAAACACCCTAAAGAGCGCTGGAGTGGATACGGCACAAGCCCGAAGCCACTTTGAAGCACTTGAGAAGGGATACGCACCAGGTGAAGATGGCGCATCCCATCGTGGGCAACCACCATTGGGCATTGTTGGTGAAGGCTCTAACGCACCAAAGGCTAATTTTGGAAGCGGTGGAAAGGGCAACAAGTTCGCTATCCGTGCATCTCAAGACAAGTGGAGTCCTCCAAAGGGCAACCAATTTGTATTGAAGGAGAATGTATCTGGCGCTCAACTTGAAGAAGCATATGAGGTTTTCAAAGCAGCAGCAATGGAACAGAACTTCAAAGATGAACTCAACCACGCTTTCACTGAAAGATTGCAGAGCGAACTGATGGCAAAGGCAAACGCTGAAGCACACGCATCTTACGATGCCCGTGCGCCAGTTGACCGTCTTGAAAAGGCAGTTCTTGAACTAGCAACTCGCATTGACAGTATCGGTACTGGTGCAGTCGGTGGCGGAGAAATCCGCAAATCCGCACCAACCGTTTCAATTCCATCCACAGAATCTTTGGCAACAATGGATTGGGCAGAAGTCCACAACCTTGCGTCAAAGGCTCTAAGGGGGGGTGAGTGATAATGGCACGAAATTATATTAACACAATACAGGACATGGAGCGATACTACTACGGAGCAGGAAATGTTAGCGGATATTCATACGCTGGCTCAGACATTCTCAAAGCAGACGCACCAATGTTAAGCACAACAGCAGGAACATATCAGGCAATCTATGGCCGAAAGGTTTGGTCGCAATTGAACCAAGAGTTCAACGCGTTCTCAATCCTACCAAAGAAACCCTGGGAAAAGTCTGGTTGGAGAATCATTACTGGCAAACCATCCTTCGTTAAGGGTGGCGGTGTTGCTGAAAATGCAACCTTGCCAGAAACCACCAAACCAACATTCCTACATGTTGCATGCAAACCAAAGACCATTGCTCACACATTTGACATGAGTGAAGTCGCAATCTTCCTTGCTGACAAGGATGACGGTCTTGGCGACATCAGACAAGTACTGAAGGAAGAAATGGGCAAGCACCACGCTGACCATGTGAACCGAATGCTAACTGATGACATTGACAACCCAGCGGGTAATGACTTTGAATCACTTGACCGTTTGACATCCAACCCAGATTCAATGGGCGGAACATACGGTGCAGCAACTGACCACGACATGTATTCAATCACTCGTGATGGAAGCGCAGACTTCCACAGTGCTGAAGTAAGTGTATCTGGAACAAAAGGAACAAACAGAACTCTATCCCTTGACCACCTTGACACCATCTTCCAACAAGTTTGGAAGCGTGGTGGTAATCCAAAGGTTATCTTCACTGGATATGATACATTGATGCGTGTGCAGCAACTCCTACAATCTCAACAGAGATTCATGGAAACAAAGCGTGTTACTCCATCATTCAACGGTGTAAAAGGTGTCCCAGGTATTGAAGCAGGATTCATTGTAGCAACATACAACGGTGTCCCAATCATCCCATCTAAGGATGTTCAACCTGATGGCATTAGCAGAATGTATTACCTTGATACTGATTACCTATGGTTTCAAACCGCAATTCCAACCCAATACTTTGAATCTGGAATTGAATCGGGCGACCCATTCGCAATCAACCGTCTAGGTCAGGAAGGGCTTTACCGAACAATGGGTGAACTAGTTGTGTCATTCTTTGGCGCACAAGGCAGTATTAGGGATTTGGAGTGAGGTGATAATATGGCAATAACATTGACAAAAGGAGCAGGAATTACAACATTGACGAATGACCTTGAACTTGACTTATACGCAGGTTCACCAGACAATGAGGTCTGGTCAGGTACTGATTACCCAGGTGGCATTGAAGCATTCAAACCACGCCAAACTGATGGCACTGCAGTTGCAGGGTTGAAACTTCTATGTGTTACTGCAACCATAGCAGATACAAACAACGGTGGTGCTTACACCATTGATGTTTCTGGTGAAGCAACAAAGATTGTGTCGTTCATTCTAGGTGATGCTGGAACTATCGCTGCACCAACTGGGGATTTCCAAACCTCAGTTACTGGTGCATTGAGTGATTCAACAACCCCAGTAAACGGATTGAACAACAGATTGACTTTGACTTACCTATCTGACGGAACTGGCGTAATATCTGGTGTTCAGACAATTTGGCTTATCGTTGCTTGAGGTTGGTTTCAATGCCAACAGTAAAGTACAACGGTCCCGAACCAACCCGTAGGGTTGGGTTTGGTATGTTGATTCGTGGTCAAGAGCAAAAGGTGAGTCAGGCAGACCTTGATTCATTCCGCACTCAACTACTCAATTGCGACATCAAAGGTGATGCTAACGCTAAGAAGGCAGCACCTGAAGAAGTCTTTGAACAGGTTGATGAAGGAGATGATGGTATTCCTGACAACGGTTGGACTCGTGCAAACATCGTAGGATGGTTGAAGGAAGCAGGGGTGCAAACCCGTGCTGGTCTAACTAAAGCACAATTGCTCGCCCGCGTTGATTCACACCTCAACCCAACCGAAGAGGTTAATGAGTCGGAAGCACTGGCAGAAGATAACGGAGATGAACAATAATGGCATTTACATACACGATTGATACAAGACCGCATGTGATTGGCGATATGTACCTAGTAACTGGTACATTCACCAATGATGGTGGAAGCACAGGTGGAGATATACTCTTAGCAGATAGAATCTCAAAGGCAGTTGCTGCTGGTGCAAACGGCAACGCTGCTGGCGCAACAGATACTGAGATTGATGGAACAGTGGTTTCAACACTCACACTAGTAACTGCAGCAAACCTGAGCGGTACATGGTGGGCAATGGGCAAGCGATGAGGTGAGTCCTCATGGCTTTTCAGTTTTCCATATCATTACCAGCAGCAGGTCCTTATGCCACAGGTGTGAAGATTAACAACGCTGGTGGTTATGCCGCTGGCACTACCGCAGCAATGACCGTTGATGGTCTAAATGCTACGCAAGTGTTTCCCGTTGGTTCAACAATCATGGCAAGGGACAATGCTCAAGCATCAACACCAATGCGAGTTCTCGGTGTAGTCACTCATAACGGTGCGACAAATGTTCGTATCAATGGTGGCGGTGGCACTGCATTCGCTTTGTCTGACAACGATGTATTGTATTGTCTTGATGTAGCAGCATTAGCATATGCGAAAGCCGATGCGTTTGCTGCTGGGGCAGGATTACCAATTGCGCCAACAACTACTGTGCAAGTATCTGATGATGGAAGAGGCAATTTGATATTCGTTTATGCTGACATGAATTGATGGTGATAACATGGATGATGGTTTGACCCTCAACGATGTTCACCGCATGAATAAGCAAGGATGGATGAAAGCCGAGTCATTTGGTGTGGATTTACTACCCGCTGAAGATACCATTAAGTGGAAAGATTACTCCGTAAAGAAGCAAAACACACGCAATCGTCAGGTTGCTGATGTTCTAAACATCGGTGCTGGAACACGATGCAAAGTATGTGGTATGCTTCACATGTGTTGGCTTCCAAAGTGTGGGTCATGTGGTACTGAAATGGACTACAATCTCGGAACTGTGGAGGCGAAGCAATGAGTCCCATTGATAAAGCGTGGGCATTGCTCAAAGCATTCCGAATGGTTGATGACGATGAAGCAGATGAAGATGAACTTGACCCAGTTGAGTTCGGTGATTATGGAATGATAGATGACGATTACGCAGATGCACAGGCATCTAATCGCACTTCCCCATGTGAAATGTGTGGCAAAAGAATAACCTTTGATGAAATTGGTGGTTTCAGCGATTACGGTCCTCATTGTGAAGAATGTGAGGCTGAACGATGAATCCTATGGCATATGCATGGTCAGTTCTCAAATCTGCAGAAGAACCAGATGCAGACGATGACCCAGAACTAGATGATGAACACTACTTCCTAAGAGAAATGGAAAATAGGAATCCAACGCCATTAGATTGGCTTGACCCATTCCGTATGACACGGCCACATATGGCTCTCGCACTTCAACACATACGCGAAGAATTGGAACGACGAGATAGAGGCATGGGCGGTGGTATAGGTGCAGAGAATAACCCATTCTTTAGGCACACACGCCCTGAAATGCGACAAGCAATGCAAATGATGAGTGATGAATTGGAACGCAGAGGCAGACCACCAATAAGCGCTGAACACTTCAGTGCATTTGATAGGGGCGAAACACAACCATTACCTCCACTTCCAAGACAGATAACCGACGAGGAGCGTATGGAGTATCAGCGTAGTTTTGGAAACAGACGACGCAATCTCCACAACCGCCTTCAAGAAATTGCATCCAGCAGAAGGAACAGAAGAGAACTTTACGAAGCATCTCCAGAGCAAATAAGAATCCGTAATATGGGCGACCATTTAGACGAAAGCACATTTGACCGTGATGAACTGATGAGCAGATTGATGAGTGGGGATATTCTAACTGAGAAAGAATTGAAGTTCTTACAGGAGGGAAGTGAATGAATCCAATAGATAGTGCATGGCAGATTTTGAAATCAAAGGCATACGATGGTGAAGAAGAAAGCGGTGAATGTGCTATATGTGGCAACAAACACCCACGCACTGTTAAACCCACAGGAACGGGCATGATGGCATGCACAAAGCCACGAATGGAAGATTACGAACCAGGTGATGGGCAAGGATACGAAGCCCACATGGAAGAATACCGAAGGTGTCAAAGATTGGCACACTGGCCAGCAGATGAAGAGGGAGAGTAATGATTTGGAAAAAAGCAACTGACAAAGCATTCGCATTCCTCCAAGACCAAGTGTATTTGATACAAGTGGAAGAGGTTGGTAAAGCACAGATGAGTGATGTTCGCATTGGGTTTGAAGAGGACCCGAAGCGTGAGATTGAAAGATTGAAGCACATGGGTGTATCTGAAGAAGAAGCAATGCGTATGTATCAGCAATACCTTGATTCACTTGAACATGGTGGCTGAAATGACGGGGGGACAATATGCCGACAGTATTTCAGCCTGGAGAACGCGCACCACAACCCATTGACCCCGACAGAACAGTATATACAACCGCCCAAAAAGTGGGCAACATTCTGCAAATACCACCTGCCGACCCCGTAGCATTAGCCGCTGATGCCAGCGCGACAGATACATCTATTGATGTCAGCCCAATTGATTTCAGATTGGTTGGCTTTGAAGTGGGTGATACAATTGAAATTGAAAGTGATGCAACATTGGTTGAATCACGGGACATCACAGGTATCACATTGGTCGGTGGTAATGCACGATTAGCATTCACTGATGGATTATCATATGCACATACCACCGCTAACAATGCAGTAGTACGCAACACCCAAATCTTCACTAATGGCAAACTGCGTGGAGTCACTCGCAAACATGTTGAACATCTTATCACCGTTCACCAAGACCGTATTGATAACATCACAAACAACTCATGGCGACCAATGCTACAGGTCGCTGAATACAAAAACTTTGACACATACAAACCATACCGACGCAGATACTATACCGATTATGTTGGGACTACACCATTGCTATTCCGCAATGTGCAACAGATATTGCGATTGGAAGTGTGGCAAGGTAGTGATTACAAAGAATTAGCCGCTGCTGAAGCACGGTTGAAGATTATGAACCATACCGAATTGACAGGGGATTCTATATTCCTATCACCTGGTGGCGGTGGTGTATTCACATTATCGCAAGGAACATCATCTTCCACATGGAACAACGCGTTTGACGCTGGCACAACGGCACAACAAATTGCAGACCTGATTAACAAAGATGGCAGACGAAAGAAGTCGGCTATTGCTGCATCACCAAATTACACTCACGAAGATTCCTATTCCGAATCTGGCGTAATGAACGCCAATGTTCACCATGAGTTCTTAGCATCTGCAAACGCAGATTATGGGAATGGTCGTATCAAGATTACAAGCATGCGTCGCGCTCAAGGTGGCCAAACATGTTCTATTGCAGTCACTGATTTGACCAACATTGAAATTAGCCAAACAGGTGAGAACACAACCACATCAACAGGTGTGGCAGGGACTACCGTAAATGTGGCAAGCACCGAAGGATTCCCTTCGCATGGTGTGGTCATGGTCGGTTCAGGCACATCGGTTGAAGTCATGTCATACACGGGAACTACGGCAACATCATTCACTGGTTGTGTCAATCTCGCTGGCACACCTTTGACAACATTGAATGCTGCTGGCACGACAATCATTCAACGCACTATGCAGATTGATTACCAAAGCGCAAACGAAACAGGTGATGAAGGCCGACTGCGTGATTGGTGGTTTGACCCAGAAATGGGGATTATCTATTTCAACAACTCATATCCATTCTTTGAATGGAACGCAGTCAAAGTTACTTATGTGTATGGTGAACGGTATGTGGAAAAAGCCATTGAAGAAGTAGTGACTAAGTTGGTTGCTATGGATTTGATTACCGCTGATGACCGTTCAGTATTGATACCCGAAGGAACTACCAACATTGACTTAGGTTCAAAATACCAATTATTCAAACAGTCTGTTGCAGAAACATTACCACGATATGTTGAGGTGATGACGCTTGACTGATTTGCATTTGCATGATTCTGTAATGTATGGAGATTTACACATTCACAAATCAGACCCCGCTTTTGCATTGGCATGGGCTATTATCAAAGAGGAACAGGAAGAACCCGAACCCGACCCAGTTATGCCACCCGAATCTCAGTGGACTAGATTTAAGCGTGGTATGAAAAACATGGGTCGTATCTTTATGAATCCAAGAGAAATGGGACCTAAAGTGCGTGAAGAAGAACGCAATCACGAAGCCAACCGTACGGCAGCGTGGGAAGCCGAGCAACAACGATTACGAGAGCAACAAGAGCAACAAGAAGCAGATGCATCTCAAAGCAATTTAGCACAGGTGTTTGGGCATCAAGAAGATGAACCTGAAATTGACCCCGACCAAATGACACTTGACCAATTCGGACAACCCCAGTTGCCAAACCTATTTGATTACGAAGGTGGTAATAATGCGTGAAAAGGAATTGGATGCTCAAATTGCACACTACAAAGAATTGAAAGCCACTGGCTCAATGATTGAAAAGGACAAGTTGGATATGCTTTATCGCAATGAATCCCGCGCTCAATCTTCATACACACCAGACCATGATTGTGATTGGAATGGTAGTCAAGTCATAGAAATAAGCACAGGCAACCCACCTCCTGCTGACATAATTAAAGCCATTGAAAATCGGGTAAAACTTCTCGCACCAACTATGCCATCTGTAGTTGATAAACACATCAAGGTCTTAGAAAGAAGCAAACTAAAGGATGTGAAGTAATGGTAGCAACATGGGCAGAAAGCATACCGTTGTTGAAAACGGTGTTTGATAGGGATTGGAACAGGGCTAACACCAATCAGCGCAAGCCCGTGATTGATGATATTACCAATGTTGAACCTGGAAGGGGAAAGCGTTTAGATTTGACTCGTCAAGATGCAGTGTTATTTTATGAAACTGCACACAATGAAGAACAACCAGAACTGCTTTATGACTTTGTGAATACCCGTGTGAACATCACCGTTGATATGCGAACCACCGTTAGCCGTGAGCATCTATATGCAATGGAAAACGAGGTGCGTCGTATCATTCACCTGAATCGTAAAGGTGATGGAGTCAATTTTGATAGGATGATTTACAAGACCAGAACTGACCTATCAGACCGCACAAAGAAACTGTGGAGATATACATTTCAGGTTGAAGTAGTGACATTCGCTGAGTTCATTCCTTGACACAACTATGATTAACTGTGATGTACTCGGACTAAATGAGCGCCATGCCTAGCACAGTGTATAAAGGTGATTTAGCAGAAGTAGTATTTGGCCACGAAAGTGGATTGTATTTGAGGAGTGCCAACAGTGCGGGACACGCATCGGGTTCACCTCAAACATTTACATGGACTAGCACAACTAGCGGAAACACAAGTGCATTGACATTCGCTGGTGGCATATCAAATGCCCCAGTGCAAGGCGATAAATTACAATATCCAGAGGGATTATTGGTCGGCTCAACCATTACATTCATTGCATCTGGTAATTTTGCAGATGACGATTATGCAACACATGGTCAGATATTCACCATTGTTGGCAACACCAACGATACAGGTGCTACAGTTTTAACAATCAGCCCAGCATTGAAATCAACACCAGCGACATCCGCTGCTGGTGATGCAATCTTTATCCATTCGTTAGCATGCCCAACCATTGATGTTGGCATGAGTCATCATGCAAACGCTGACCAAAGTGATGAGTCAGTTCTCACCGACCAATTCTTAGGATTGGCGGCTACTGCAACACTACCAGATATCAAGAATGATTTGAAGCGACACCATGTAGTTGGTATTGGCCGTGATGTTGTCGTGCAAGTCCCAGGGAAACAAACCACCGAAGGTGGCAGTTTTGAATTGATGATGAATAGCCCACGATGGCTTTACTATTGTTTGGGTGGTGAAGCAATCAGAGCGCCAGGTGCGGGATATGCCGTAGCATCCACCACAACTACTGCTGCTAGTACACAAGGGGATGCATACATTGACATTACATCAGCAGCATCCATCTTAGTCGGTGATTACATTGTCATTGAAGATACTGCGACATACGATTTGCCAACCGACATCGGACCTGCAAACACATGGTCGCAATACAGTTCCACTCAATACAAAGATACACAAACAACTGAAATCCGAAGGGTTGTCGCAATAAGTGATGGAGGAACTAAAACTCTATGGTTGGATGACCCATTGTGTTTCTCACATGCATCTGGGTTGAATGTTCGTGTATTACGATACAGTACAACTTCAGCCAACGGACCTGATGTGAATAAAGACACACTCAACATTACCAACCCAACTGAAAGATTGTTATTCAGCAATTGGACTTTACCAACATTCGCAATTGAAACATCAATCCGCACACGAAATGTCGGTTCTTATTCACAAGACCCCGATGCAGTAGCAGCATCACCAGGTAGCGCTAATGACGCTAAAACATTGACCCGTCTATTCAAAGGATGCAAAGTGAAAGACTTTGCACTCGCTGCTGATGCAGATTCGGAAGTTAAACTAACCGTCAATTTTGATGCATTACAGGTCTATACAGATACAGGTCGCAAAGAAGCATCAAACAAAGGTGATAGATACACCGCACATCGTATGTTTGAAAACACAGGCAATGGTGTTGCCGAGCGAAAGATTGCGGGTATTGCACCATACACACAAAAGCCGTATCTATACTACAACGGTGAAATCACTGCATTCGGTCAAACGATTGCACGGGCAACCAAGTTCAATCTCAGTGGTAAAAACAACACCATGCAACACTTTGTCATTCGTGGTGCAGATATCGCAATGAATGACACCACCGACCAAATCCCATACGCTGCAACTCGTATGGCCACATATGCCGTTGAAGGTAAAATGGAATATGAGTTGTCAATGGAAGTCATCATTGACGACCCGTTGCTATGGGATGAGTTGCGATTCGCTAAATCACGCGATTATGTCGCACCAATCACATTAACACTCGTAAAGCAGGGAAGCGGTGCAGTCCGTGAAAAGATTGAGATACTAATTGACGATTACATTCTCACTGAAGCACCACTACCAATCCCCGAAGATAAGGGTGTGATTCGTACTGAATGTAAAATCATGCCAAAACACATGTCAGTGAAATCCATTGACACACTGTTCCATTGTTGAGGTGAAAAAATATGGCAAGATTTAGTATGCATCCGAACTCCGAATCAAGAAAGGCTCGTCAAGAAGAAATGGCCAAAGAGCGTGAAGCAGCGCGATTGGCTGAAGAAGAACGATTGGCCGAAGAAGCACGAATCCTTGCCGAGAAAACTGCGGCTGAAGAAACATTCAACCCAGAAGATGCTGCGCCAAGCGAAGAACCATTCCAAGATGAACTCAAAGATTACGCGTCAATGACCGTTGCTGAGTTAAAAGCACTGTGTGCTGAACGAGGTCTTACCGTATCAGGTACAAAGGCCGAACTCATTACCCGTTTAACAGCGGATGATGAATCAGATTCCACCGAAGCCCCCGTTGAAACGGCTGCTGAAGAGGATACCGCAACCCCCGATGAATCGGCAGTTGCACAAGAAACCCAAGAAGGTGAAGTAAGTGAGTCAGAAGGAGAAGAACAGTGAGCCACAGATTGTGAGCGACATAAGTAAATTATTGAATAACGGCAAAACAAACGCACATAGCGTTTCAATTGACCCAGATGACCCGAATCTGGTGATGATGGTTGAAACCCGTGATTTGTCGTTTTTGGATATGCAAAGTGCCATTAAATCGTTTATCCACATTAGTGGAAGCGGTGAAGTGGAAATTGATTTAGCAGGGTATTGGAGATACATGTATGATAAGTGCATTGTATCCACCCAACCCCAATTAAGCAAAGCCCAATTGTTGGGTCTTAATTCATATGTCGGCTCTCAATTGTCTGCAATTCTGCCACAACCTACTGATTTGCTTTCAGGCCCTTTAGGTCTTGGCAACGAAGAATAACCGATGTGTACGATTTCATGTCAGGAAAAGGGGAACAGTCGTTAGAAATGGCCATTGATTCGTCAATATACTTTGTTGCCACTCATTACAAAATGAGCATACCTGAAGTGCTGGCTATGTCGCCAGAACATTTTGAAATGTCATTAGCATGGGGCGCTGCAGCAAAGAAGATTGAAGCAGCAGAAATGGATAAGATGAACAGTGATATGAAAAGCGGTACTGACATAGCATCAACAAAGCGGAAGGGCGACCCCTTCCCGTTTGAAGATTGACGGAGGTGAATGAATGTCTGATACTGCAAAAGCAACAGAAGACGCAAAGAACATGCGTATGGAACTTGACAAGCAAGGAGTCAGTCTTGGTGTAGTTGAAAAGGCACAAATCAAAATGTCAAAGGCGATACACAATGCCCCCGTCATCAAACAAGTGCTTCAAATCAAAAACCTGTTTGGTGGTTTGACCAAACTACACAAAGCACAAAATCAAACTACACAAGGACAACAACAACAAAATCAGCAACAAGATGCTGGTGGGACAACAATGATGAAATTGACGGCAATGATGACCAAGTATGGCGGTGCTGCACAGTTAGCAGGTAAAGGAACAACAGGATTAAGCAAAGCGTTGTTTTCATTGACAAGTAGTGTATTGTTCTTATTCGGTATTTTCGCATTGCTGACAATTGGTGCATTGGCATTGGCATTGGCATTTGCAGATGTTAGCAGTCCATTGATGGGGTGGCTGACTGACATACCTATTATCGGGGAATTGCTCAACGGACTCAAAATTGTAATGACTGGTGAAGATGGCGAGTCAGGATTGGCTGGTGGGGTGCATGTGTTAGGTCTTGCTTTGGCGGCTGGTGCAGCAGCATTCTTGATATTCGGTGCGCCTGTTGGTATTCTTGTAGCAACAATCATCGGTGTCGTTGGTATATTCAAATGGTTGAAAGCAAAGACGGGCAGTTTGATTATTGCTTTGTCTGGCGCTGGTGTAGTTCTTATGGCGGGAGTAACTGCGTTATTGGCGTGGTTTGGTGTCATAGGTGCATCATTTGTAGCAACAGTGATGTTGCCAATCACACTGATTATTGCGGGTATCGGGTTGTTTTGGGCAATCGTTACTGGTAAAGTCAGTGGATGGTGGACTATTGTTCTCGGTGCTATCGCCTTTGTTGCACTATGGTTATTGTCTGGTGTAGCATGGATTGGTGCATTCTTATCATTACCAATCATTATAGTGGTGGCATTTGCAGTTATGATAATTGCACTTGTTGTCAAATACTGGGATGAGATTGTCGGATTCTTTGTAGCAGCAAAGGATTGGGTTGTTGATTTGTTTGTTGGTATCGGTGAATGGTTTGGTGAAAAATGGGATGGTTTCTGGTCATGGATGGGTGATGTTTGGACTTCTATTGGTGATTTCTTCAGCGGTGTTTGGGATTGGTTTGCATCAATCCCTGGTAAGATTGCAGGATTTGCTGGGAAAATCAAAGATTCATTCGTAAATGGAATAACAAGAATCCGAGATGGATTCATGTCAATCATCAACAAAATTATTGGGTTCTTTGTAGGTCTATGGAAGGGCATCAAATCCATACCAGGTAAATTGAAAGACGCATTTATGAAAGTCATCAAGATGCCAATTAACGGTGTAGTCAGTCTATGGAACAGTAAAATTGCAGGTATCATTCCAAAGATGAGTATTCCAGATTGGGTTCCTGCTATCGGTGGTAAATCATTCGGTCCGTTCCCAAAGAAGATGAAGATGTTTGCCGATGGTGGTTTAGTCAATGCACCAACACTCGGTATGATTGGTGAAGCAGGACCTGAAGCCGTTATTCCATTGAAGGGTGGCAATGTTCCCGTTAAATTATCTGGAGCGCAATACAGTGATGCTACATTGAAGCGTATGGTTGATATGTTATCTCACACAATGCAGCAACACGGCAACACATTCAACATCAATGTTGATGTTGGTGGCGTATTGGCTACCAGTGAAAAAGCAAAGATGCAATTGGCTGAAGATATAAGCCATGTGTTGGAAAATAAGATGCAACACATGATGGTTGGATTCGCCAAGAAGCAAATGAAATCGTTGGGGTCGTGGTTCTAATGGCAGTTCCAATCCGACTCATTCAACGCAATGGTAAAATCATCAGTCTTGAAGCACAAGCATTCCAATTCAGTGTTGGTCGTAGCGTAGCAGCAATACCAATCCCCGTGTTGGGTGAAAGGTTTGGCGCAGATTTGAACGCAGTTGCCACTGAAATATCCATTGATGGAATGGCTCGCGATGACGATTGCACATCTAGTGATGTATCACCTGCCAAATCAACTGCATTCATTGATTTCACACGCCCAAATGTTCGTGATGCTAATGTTCAAACCAGCATATACTTTGTTGAAGATGGTGGTGAAGTGGCTATTGAAAACATCATTGACAAACCGTTTTACTTACGAACCTCATACCAACAAGGATTGGGTGGTGGAGAACGCATTACATTCAAGTTCATCAACACAGGTGGTGGTAATACATACGCTGGTGGTGTTGTTAGCATAGACCTTGATTTATCCACCAACACATACATTGCGATTACTGGTGCGGGATTTCCGTCAAGAGCAGCGTGGGTGGCTGAAACACTCAAGACAGTTCTTAACAACACAACCAATGCAATCGGTATCAACACAACCGCTGCTTCACAACATTTGGGTGCTGCGTTTTCTGCATCTGTATCAAACGGTATGAATACCACATTGGGGACAGGCCGTGTTGATATTCAACAGATTGTAGTGGGGAAGAATGGCAACTCAGGAACGCCCACATTTTGGGATACAATCAGTGATACCAACACAACAAATCAGTTAGCAGTTAAAGCACCAGCGTTTTTGACATTTAGAGGTGGCACTGCAAACACATGCCGTTCCGCTGGTGATAAAGTGCAAGACCTCATTGCTAATGTGGCGAATAGCAATGTCATGGGTGCAGTTGGTGAGATGTTCCAATTGGATACCAATGACGAAAAGAAGTCAGCCATTAGCACGGACTTCAACAAACTTGACCCAACGGCTGGTGCATCTGATGATTACATCGTGGGTATCCAAATCCCATACAACTCAATTGTTCAAGCAGCGGGTGGCAACATGACGGCTCGCAATTTCATTCTAGTGACTGGGTTGAGTCCTGCTGACCATCAAGGTTCATTGGCCAATGTGAATCCAGCATCAGTTGAGTTCAATTCACAAGATGTCTATACGGGCATTCGTGGCACAGTATCCGCATTCTCATTCAATTATTCAGCGGGGGATACATTCTATCCCTTCAAACTGACATTCAAACCGATTGACTTGATTGTGGGATTGTGATACGATGACGGTGATAGGCAAAACAAGTCATGCGCTATTTTTCAATGGCGTAAGTGATGGTGTTGTTGTTCCGTCATCTGCTTTTGCTAACACGGGGACACCAGGTAGCGGTGGTAAATCATATGGGTCTGCGATAGGAGATTCACAAACCAATAGCGAACATGTATCCAGCGCGAAAGTCAGCAAAGCATTCACGATTGAAGCATGGGTCATACCAGATTGCGGTGGTGTCATTGCTTCCAAAAAGGGATTGTTTGAATTAAGCATTGGAAGCGTTGGGACACCAGGCCCTGCACAATTCACCGTTGAAGTCCACGATGATGAAACGGGTCGCCAATCCATTACGGTGTCATCGGCATCTCCACACATCACTGCTGGCAATCACGATGGGTGGGATGGTATCGTGTATCCATCTCATTCTAACGAACTGTTTGGTTCATTCAATCAATACAATGGTGCGCTCAACACACCAATAGCAACCAATAGCAACAACAGACCATTGCTTCATGTCGTTGGTTTATTCACAGGGCAACAAGTCAAACTGTATGTCAATGGCGAATTGGTAGCATCTGAAAAATTGGATAAGCCGTCAAGATTGGCGGTATCCACCGCCAATTTATACATCGGTGGTAAAGGTGGTGAATATCGTGGTGTCATTGAAGGGGTGCATTGGCGCAGAGGATACAATGAAAGTGGCATCAGACCATTGCCGTTGATTTCATCGGGCGATACGATTGGTCTATGGCGTTTTGAAGAACCCGTTGAAGTGCCACAGATTGTAATGCCACTTAGAACAAATACAAGTCCCAACGACACAAACATACAGGTTCGTACAGAACATGTGAAACCGTTAGTTGAATATCTAACGGGTAAAACTGCACCAACTACAAACACAACATATGATTTGACAACCGACCCATATTCTAACGGGACATACGAAACAAGATACCCAACGCCAATCAAGCATACTCCACTTAACATCATTATGAATCCAACTGCGACCAATGCTCGCACGGGATTGCCATACACTACATCACCACCAGAGCGTATGCGATTGTTAAGCATCACATACAACGCAACATCAGGGACAAGCGTACTCGGTGTGTCAAGCATACATCTTGGTGATAATGGTGCATTGCGTGGTGTATTACACGCCCACGCTCAAGACGATTGTCAAATGGTTGTCATCAATTCTGATTCAGTTCTTGATATATCAACAGGAAAACCATACCTTGCGCCCAATCTTGGGACACAGGTGATTGACAGAACTGGGCAAATGGTGGTTGATGAAGTCAATGGTAATCATGGATTCATATTTAGCCGTGAGATAGCACGGGGAGGTAGTAATCCATACGGATTTAGTGGCACATTTGAAGAAGAAGGGCATAAGGCTGGCCATACGGGTCGCCATATGTTTTCACATGTGGCAGGGCATCCGTATTTGCGGGTGCTACCACCAGCCGTTGAAGAAGTTGTGAATCGTAATTTGGATGGTGATTCAGATACATTCGCTGCGTATTTTGATGGTGGCAGTATGGGATTGCGTGAGCAATTACCAATCGGCACGATATTGGATATGCACCGCCAAGCATACATTGGTTCAGCATTGACAACCGAATCATCATCAACACCTACACAGTTGAAAGAGAACGGTATGGCACATATTGATGCAACACAAAGACAAATCATTGGTATTGGCGGAATAGGTTTCAACCCATTACCGTTCTTACTCAAAGGTCATGCTTCCATCAATGAAGATGGAACATATGATTCATACAACATACATCTAACACCTGAAGATGAATCCCGTGTGGCCATATTGGAAACGCGTGGTAGTTGCCCATTCCCATATGTTGAGATGCATTACAATGCTATTGACTTGACAGGTGCAACATTAGACAACGCAGCATTGGGCATCACTACTGGTGCATATGCAGCGCCCAATTTACCATTGAGCGCTGGTATGGTGCAAACCTTTGGCGCAGATACACAACAGTTGGATGCATATTACATCCAATGCAACAACATACGCGCTGCAGATTCAATAGGGACAGACACTGCGACTATTGATTACGCTGGCAACCAATTGGTATTTAGTGGTGGCATAACAGCATCATTCATTGCTCAACTTGCAGCAGCAAATCGGTTAGTGACATATGACCTCGCTGGTGCTACATTGTGTATCACAAAGACAGTTCCGAGTGCTGAGCAAACAATTGGTGGTAAAACCGTAGCACAATGGGTTCACGAATCATTGTATGCTGGCACTACATTACATTCACCTGGTGGTGTCATTCGGTTAAGTGATGAAGATTTAGGTCTTGGTAGTATAGCATTTGAACCGCACCGATTGGTCGGGGATAACACAGGTGGAACGACATATGAATTGGAATTGGATACTGCTAATTTGGCCGATGATTACTTACCACAAAACCCATCAGATTCACCGATTAGATTGCCACAAGGTATCATTGCATCCCATGTTACTGATGCCGACCACGAATCAAGATACCACAAATTGATTGTTAGACCATCTCAAAGCGGTTCATCTGAATCAGCATCTGCTCAAACAACTGACCCACCCGTTGAAAGTGCGCCCAGCACATTCACAATGAGTCCGATGCAAGAAGCGACATCAAATGCTTCTGGTGTGTTTGACAAGTCGCCAAGCAACCAATCTTCCAATCTATACGAACTGTTTGACATAATTGATAATTGGCAAGACAACAAAGAACACATCTTGATTATCCAACCAACAAACAAAGGCCGAACCATGCAGTTGGCTAACTTCATTGGTAAAACCCAAAACCCAGCAAACCATTTGTTTGTTTCAATTGAATACATGCAATGTCGTGGTAAATTATCCGAGTTCAAAGATGGTAAAACAAGCAGTGGTCGGACATTGATTCTCAAAGGTGATGGATTAGTTCACGATATTCGGTCAAGCATGACAAATTATCAAGGTGATGGTTCACCAGATTCACACGCTATCAAAGAGATTACACCTGGCGGACCTGTAGTGACTGTATCGTTAGGTGGTGTAGGTCAAGGTGCAAAAGACACAAAACCGACATATGACCCATCTCCATTAGCACGGATTGGTTGGAACACAAGACGGCCATGCGGTGCTACGATTTCATATTCTAATTTTAGTCCTGGTACTAATCCAGCAACGCTCGGTGTAGTCCCGTTGAATAACAATTCATCATCATTAGCGAGTTGGGGACATATTTGCTTCCCGCCAAGTAGTGGCGCATCAGGTAATCCAACCGCACGAATATATCTGCCAAGCGGTGCATCAGCAGCGTATTTTGATATTGTTGGTGGATTATTCCAATTTGACCAAACAGATACAAACACTGCAAATGGATGGTTCTTAGGTGCTAATGGAGAAGCGTTTGAAACATTCACTGAATGGATGACTGCCGTTGGTTTGAACGCTGGTAGTTTGATTGTGTCAGACCCATTGATTGGTGATGAAGGTCAGTGTGCAGATGGTACTACAGTCAATGACCGTATGTTCCAATCATTAGATAGTGTGCAACATGATTACCAACTTGGCACACAATACGCTTCAACCCGTGCATTGGTTGAGATACCATTATTCCCCGACCAATTCTTTGAGAACCGTGAAACACGCACATTCCCAGGTCCTGACAATAGCATGAAGATAACACTTGATGCAACCATGACTGCACATACATATGCACCAAACCCCGTTGGTATAAGATTGGGCGCATACAAACCAGCAGGGGATACCGTTGCTTTAGGTCCGTATAACCATTCATTCACAAAGCAAGTGATGAGAACTACATTGACTCACTCAGCATACAAAGTCAAGAACTTAACTCCTACACCAGCATATGGTTCTGGTGCAACATCAACACTGATATTGTATGTGGAAAATCCAGATATATTCCCAGATGCAAAAGCAAGAGGCGCAGACAACACAAGCGTACAAGGCACATTAGGTATGCGTAAAGTGATGCTTGACAACGGTGAATGGGCATACTACTACAATGTTGATAGGATTGCCAAGTTCCTTGTTATCGCACTAGGTGATGGTGCAATGTCAGATGAGTTCATTGCATCATTAGAATCTGGAACGGGCATATCTCCAATTGGAACTGAACCATACCAATCAGGCACACCATTGCTGGCTGACGGATTTGGAATATCATCGGCTGAAGGCCAAGAGTTCCGTTCAATGAATCATTATGATAGAGCAAATGTGCAAACGCAAGGTGGCAACATTGACTACGGATTGAAACATTATGCTAGTGCTGTTGAGTTCAAATCAGGTCCTCGTGAAAACCCACATTTACCAAAGATGGAAAATGGCCTTTGGAACGGTAAAGTGAAGGATTTTAACGCGCCTGTCAGCGCAGTCATTGTTAGCAATAGTGATTCATTCCCAAGACATGGTGCTACAACATTGTGGGGTGAAATGAAACCTGTTGCTAACAGTGGGATATTGTTTTGGAAGATTAAAAACACTAGAACAAATGAATTATATCATGGATATTCATTCCCATTATCTCCATCAACATTTGACCCAGAAGAAGATAAAGAAGTCGTCATCCAAATACACAGATGGGTGAACGGTGCTACGCCCACATTTGGCGCAGGGAATGACATTCAAAAATACGATGAACTAGAAGTAATAGGATTAGGGATACCAGCATATTTACACACTGCAAATAATAATGACCGCATGTTCCCTGCGTGTTTGAATGACAAATGGAATCGCCCATATGCTCAAGGTGGTTTGCGTGTTGGCGATACAGTTTGGATGAACATGCATTACACCAACCCACATGCGATTGATGGTATGTTCTGCAAAAGTCGTGGTGTGTTGAACCCATTAGAAGTACACACGATGTTCAACGGAGGGCAAGGCAATTTTGGATTGAAACCCCGTGAAAGCATACCAATGGAGAACTTCTTGATTGGCAACAATTGTCGTGAAACTGCTGAAAACTTTGCTCAGCATGTGAATCAAACCGTTCTAATGAATGGTGGTCAATTAGGTGATGGCGTACAACGAACTGTTGCTTTCATTGACCCGTATCTATGCACCGATGACCATGCCCGTGTATTGTTATACGATGTCCTTCACAATCGTGAGTTCATTTCGTTCCACGATATTCACATGCAAGTTCAATCTGACCCCGACGCAGTGCAGATTAAGAATCTGGATGTAGCAAATGGTCATCATTCTCAACAACGACATAAAGTGCCAATTGATTTTACTGCAGTTGCTGGTGGTTCAATGGACTACGCATCATACCCCGATTATAGCAATCCCACAGTCAGAGTGCGCTCATCTATTATGCGCTCAACATTTATTGAAGGTGCATATTCACACGATGACCCTAGTTTGTTAATGATTGATAGGACAGATTCATCTGACCCATTAGCAAATGCTATGGATTATTGGAGATTGGAAAAAGCAGCACTAAGGAATTATCACGAATCGTTTGTCTTAAACGCTGATAGGCGACCAATACGAACTGAAGATGCATCGGTATCACTTTCGCATTCACCCTTTGCATTTGCTAATGGGATATACAATTACTATTATGCAAACGATTTTACATTACATTACAATACAAAGTATTCACCATCTTATATCTGGGAAGGTGCAGTGCAAATTGATACATGGCATCCCGAACCACAGGCAAAAGCAGAATCTCATCGTATATCACAAACCACATTTGACACACCACACGGGACAAGAGTTATTCCTGCATATTTGTGTTTGAAAGGTATTCGTGCTACACCAAATCCAGTTCCTACTACAATGTTTGGTATCAGAACTCCATTAGGTAATGTGTATGATTCACCCCATTGGAAAGACATGGATTTCACCAGAAGATTGACAATTGATTTGGGTGAAGTGGGCATCAAAGAAGGTATTACAAACATTGAAGCCGCTGCAAAGGAAGTAGTGCGACTTGTCAATCAAGCGGGTGCAAAGAACGGTAGGTCTAACATTCGCAAACCAAACACGCAATTCCCTGCAATTACTGTTGATAATGATGACGCTGCTAATGCACACATCAAAGCAGATTACGCAGTCACTGGTTCAACATTTGACCCATCTCCATTTTGGCATGCAGATGCCGATGTTTCATTTGACAGGGGTTCGCACATGGGATACCTTCGCGCCCATTTGGGTCGTGTAGTTGAAGATAGCAAAGGCAATTCAGGATACTCAATTGTCATCCACTCAACAATACCTGGTGCGACTGGTCGTAATTTCTGTGCATGGTTAGATAATAGCAAAGGCCAATCTGTATATTCGCCACAGTTCTTGATAGGGCATGGTGGCAGATTCCGTGATTACTATTGCCAACCCGATGAGTTATGGAATGAATGTATGCACCCAGCACCGATGCCAATTGATAAACATGGAAAGCCATTTGCACCAATTACAACATTACATGAATTGGTCGCAACGAGCAAACCATCAAAGGGTATAGCAACCAATGGTGATTCAGTTCCACCAGCCGAGTTTGAAAACGAAGGCGAAGTGTCATTAGAAGATACATGCATTTCAGGCGGAGGTGCGTCATCCAATACAATGGAAACTGAATCAACTACACCAAATGAACAATCAGTGATACAAGGATTGCGAAAAGGAACAAGTGCAATAGGCCGTATTAACTTTGGTGGATTGACTGCAACAGGCATACCTGGATGGTCGCCCGACTTGGGTAAATGGGGATTCGGTGAAAGTGGCAAGAACGCACGGGCGCATGAAATATACACTGCATCTCATAATGACATTACGGAAACAACCGCACATGTCCCAAATGATGAAAAATATGATTTTATCCAAAACGATATTTATGCAGTGGAACTTGAGGACCATCGTGGAGTAAAGCACCGTATCCGTATATTGTACAAAGAATATGGCAAAGAGTTTGCTGACGAGCGAAGCACATTACCACCAACATTAGACAATGAGATTGTAATATGGATTAACGACAAAGATGTGTCGCAAGGTGGTTTCACCATCGGAAAGCACATGAAAGGAAAGGGCGACATAGGTGGCCGAATAGTTACTGGTGAAGAATGCATAACCCCAGCAGGGGCATTGGAAGCAGCGTTAGAAACAACAAGACAGATTCAAGGTGTGAGCAATGAAGCATATTGTGGTAGCCGATGGAACACGGTCAAAGCACCTGTAGCAGCATACGCAGTGACTATTGACAAACCAGCAGCGACAACAGGAACATTACAATTATCTCAAGGGACAACAACAGGTTCATTCGCCCATCAAAACAGAGGGATATGGCACGACATACCGAATGGAGTTGATGCATTAGGGTTCATGGGATTCCCTAAAACAAACGGTATCATTCAAATTACAACCCCAATAGATAGTGCCAAGCATAGAGTCGGTAAAACAGGTCAATTCATTTCATATGAATCTAGAACTACATACGAAAGAATACCACCAGGTGCTGCTACACGACACGCATTCTTTGGGTGTAAAAACATTCCAAGCGAATTGGTGTCATGGGCGACTCCCCAAATAGGTCCGATGGCTAACACGGACAGGTTAGCACCAGTGTGTATATCCCCAGCACCAAATTGGACTTGCTTAGTAACTGATGAATTGCTCGCTGCTGCGGTGGCACATGCAATCAATCTTGATGACCCCAACGCAGATAATTCTATTTTTGATTGCAGAGAAATGTATGCATCTGATGGTAAAACATTCGGAGATTGGGGCATCGCTGGAGATGCAATCCATGTTCAATACTTCAAACCAGAAAATGAAAATGTGCCGTTGAATAGATTATTCCGCGCTGAACTACATCGTGATTATGGCATATTGGAAGCCCACATGAGAGGGGACAAAAGGCTGGGTACACACAGAGCCACCAACGCTGGATGGGGTTCACCTCCAACATCTTATACTCAACCAGTGGGAATGAAACAATCAGGGAATGAAACAGTCGGGGCGCATAACGCAATGATTGACAAAGGATTGACAGTCCCATGTGGATATATCCCAAAGACCGTATTGAATGTGCATACAACATATACGGGGACAAACGCTAACAAACCATCTCCACGCATTGTGAACAGTGCCAATGAACCAATCAATACAAATGATTGGGAACGCAACTTAAAGGGATTGAAGAAGCGAGCCATCAAAGGAGATTTGATTTCACCAAACATCAGCAACCCATCAACAATTATGGGCAAACCTAACAATGGTCAAGATGCCACTGAAAAATGGACTGTGCATTGTTGGCCATTTGACACTACAGTAACATATCATGGATTGCATCAAGCATTCCAATTCGGACCTGTTGGCCGATTGAAAACTGAGCGAAGCGGTACTAGTGCATCACCAGGTCCTAGCATACAATTTGCCACCATCAGTGGCAGTGGTCAAACAGAACTATCTGAAGATGTATCATATGTCCCACCGCACACGATATGGTCTGAAGGACATTATCACAAGTTATGGCCATACGCACTTGATTTGGGAGTTGGTATAGCCAATAGAGGCGCTGCTGCAACAATGATGAATCAACAACATCAACACGCATTTGCACGAATTATGAGTACCACTGAAGTGGATGAGGAACAACCCACACTCAAAACGACAAATGAATCTTCTAACTTCCAAACATTTGCACATGTTGGTAAGTTCATGGGTGCAGATGTAATCGCTGAAGGTACTGGATATGTTGCTGGAAATTACAGATTGGTGGATAACGACGACAAGTTTGTTGCACAAGTAACGATAACTGTGGGTGGTGGTGGCGTAGTTACTGCAGTAACTGGTGTAGTTAGTCTTGGAATAAATACCCGATTGAATACAACATTGAAGATAGAAGGTGGTGGCAATAACGCCACAGTTAGTGTCAATCAAGTCGCTGACAATACCCGTACTTGGATTGCACAGAAGTTTCCATATAACAAACAGTTTGAAGGAAACCGTTATGCAGCATCATCTTTGTCTGCTAAACCAATCTTGTATTTCAGAGGTGCAAAGGATAGCATAGACCATACAGTGCCGTTGTATTTTGGTGGTGGCTTTAGTGGTGCGGTATTTGACATCAATGATGGGACACAAAACGATTACACCGAGATGTACACTCACCCATATTCAGCAGGTCCTACGGGTTCAGCGGGTATCCAAAACGCTGGTGAAATTATGGGTTCACATGCTATATTGGATACCACTGCCATCTTAGCCATGTTCCCTGGCACTCCATATCTTGACCAACATAAAGGTCAAGCAGTATCGCCATTCCCTAACAAAGACATTGTATTGCCAGCAGATATGGCGGGGTCAGCAGGGAATGTGCCG